GTCAAAAAATACCAGATACTGGTTGGCATGCTCCACCTCAATGTATGCCAGAAGAATATAAAGGTGCTGACTCTGTAGAAGCTTACAGAAAGTATTATCAAGCAGAAAAATCTTATTTCGCTAAATGGGATAAAGGTCGTAACGCACCATACTGGTGGGTAAATATAGAATAAATAGGTTTTTAGTGATTTAAAAAAATAGTATAATAAGTTTAACCAGAAAGGAAAAATATGTTAGAAGTAAAGAAATTATCATTCAAAAAATTATTAGAATTGAATGCTAAAGCAAAATATGGAGATAAAAATAGGTATATCTCATTAGATTGGCTTAAAGATAACGAAGATAAAATGTTTCCCACAGGTAAAGTAGATGGGATTATGAGTTATTCTAAGTTATCAGACATTACATTCTTAATACCATGGAAATTTTGTCATAACGATAGTCACTGGCGATGTCAAATAATGTATTCTGATAACGAAAGCGATACACCGTTATCTTTAGACATGGACTTTAGCGATTACAATAAACTTAAATCAGCAACTATAGGAGAAAAACATGAAATCAATTGATAGATTTTGGAAACATGTATCTATTTTGCAAAGAGCAATAGATAATTCGGATTCAACACAGCAACGTAACTGGTGGCTCTTACGACTTGCTAACTTTATGTTAAAGTTAGAATGTTATGAGAAAAAAGCATTAAATTAACCTGTATATATAGAGGGCGAAATGATTTTACTGATTTTTTATTTTACTAAATGGCAATCCCTAATCCCAATCGCTGATTCTCTATATCCACTACTAAAAACTAGGGATTACTAGTGATTTTTACAAGTAATCCCTCTAATCTCCCGAGGCTAGACGCAATCCTGAGTCACTAACTCTGAGTTGTGAATTGGTCTCTATATAATAAAGGAAAAACAATGGATTTTTTTACTATTTTGACTATCTTGATTGTCGGCGGTATCATATTAATGTTTAATTCGTAAAATAAAGGTTTTAAATGGATTTAATAAATTTTATAATTAATTATACGCAGAAAGGAGAATCAATATGCAAACACAATCTGCTATAACTAGCTCCGGACAAAAACCCGCAGTTAGAAAGACTACTCCAGAGGTTAAGAAAACCAATGGTAAGGCAAAACCAAAAGTAATTAATACACCTAGTGATAAGACTGGTGTTTTAAAATACGATGGCGATGCGAGAATACAACTACTTGCTCCTAAAAACCCTAAACGAGTAGGGTGCGAGGGCTGGAAAAGATTTAATCTTTACAAAAATGGCATGAAGATTAAAGATTTTGTAAAAGCAGGGGGTAAAACAATAGATTTAGACTGGGACAGAGATAGAGGCTTTATCGCTACTGAAGATAGAGACAAAGTCGGGTCGCAGAGTAAGTCGCCTAAATCAACTTTCAATATGAAATAGTTGTGTACATGGCGTCAAAACATATTAGTCTTGTTTTGTTAAAGGTATACTACTGTACCTTTTTCCTCCGTAGAGTAGGGGGTTCCATGGTGGAGCCCTCTACAATTAGAGATTCGCAAGAAACTGTGCTTGCGAGGTCATGGGCAACAGACGTGTTGTTAGCTGAAAAATGAGTATAAGCTTATTTGACCATTAGGCAAGTTGAAACGATACATACTACCTATAAAAGCCCCTAGATTTTTTTAGAAAGGATATTATGACTATACAAAATAAAGATTACGAAATAGGATCCATTCAAGTCAAAGATAACAATTACATTGGGGAAGTTCAAGATTACAGATGTCCAAGTTGTGGAAACTATTCTGTTATTGTAGATACTAGTGATAAAGACAGTGAATCTAATGGAAAGCCCGGACACGAAACTTGTTTACATAATTGCGGACCTTTATCGTTAAGCAGACTTTTAGCAATAGGAAGTTAATTTTGGTTTTAGTTGTTAATAAAAAGTTTATTATTAATAATAACAATAGAAAGGAAAACATATGGCTTTATTAGTGTTTAGAAAGATTTCAAGAGTGACTATTTACGAGCAGCACCAATTACCTCGTCATGTCTTTAATATAGAATTTTATGACGGTACTCACGGTACTCTCACTGAAGAAGATTTCAATAAACTTAAGGCTGAACATACTAAGCAATTAGATAATGATAAGAAAAAAGCTGATAAGATTTATCAAGAAGATATGGAAAGAGGCGAGATGGCTGCAGAAGCAGGAATGCTACACGGTATCGATGCTTATAACGAAATGAATGGAGATAGTTAATATGTGGGGAACATTTAAATCATATAAATATAAATCAATATTAATCCAGAGATTAAGACCTGGTCATTGGTATTTTACATTTGATTGTGCTACTAGTTTTCTGGTATTAGGAGCTAAGACATTGCGAGAAGCAAAAAATCAAATTAATGAATTAAACGCAGAAAGGATATAACATGGGATATACTAATTACTGGCACCAAAAAAGAAGTTTCACTGATGCCGAGTGGAAAGAGTTAACAGAAGAATATGACTACTTAAAAGAGTGTGGTAGAATAAAACCTTTAGATGATAATACCGACCAAATAGCTTTTAATGCTAAAGGTGATGGTTGCGAGACCTTCGTGTTAAATAAAAATTTAGATGAGTATTTTAATAGTGAGCACATGGGCTCTTATCGCAAAGAGAAATACGAAAAAGATGGTTATCATTTTGATTTCTGTAAAACTCGTATGTTTCCCTACGATATAGATGTTTGGCATATGTTAACGGTAGCACGTGTAGTTGCTCCAGAAAGTATAATTGAAATATCAAGAGATAGATAATGGTTTTATAGTGTTTTTAATAGTTTATTATTAACTATAACAAAAAGAAAGCGAGAATGATATGAAAGAAGGACGATTAAAATATGCCGAACTTTCTAATTATGACGAAGAAGCCGGACCTTTACTTTTTGAGGGACAAGTCGTTGGAGATTGGAGAGAAGAACACGATAGTGCTTTAGGAACATATAAATATATTAGCCTTAACACTGAATTACCCATCAGACCTGGGGATAATATACAAGCTCAATTTCACGATCATTACTTTAGTGAACAAGATATTATTGATAACATCTTAAAAATAAGAAAGAGAGGAAAACCAAATGCCTTTAACAGATAAACATATAAAACCTAAACTAACTGAAAAGCAACAAGATGATGCTTTCGTTTGGTGGTGCAATAAAAATGAAGAAGAACTTAATGTACATTTTGATAAGATTAAAATAACAGATGTAGGCCAAATGCAAATCATTTCTAGAGGGATGTGGCTAACTAAATTAGAAGAATTAGGATTAAGGAGTTGTAACTCATGAAAGCAGAAGAAATACAAAAATTAGTTGTCGTAGATGTAAAAGATGACAGATTTACTGTTACTAAGAAAATAGGGATGTGCAGAGAACTAGAACATTTTGCTACTGTATATCATCTTTTAAATCCACCTCTTGGAAAAACCACTGAGAGAAATTTAACAAAAGTAGAATTATACGATGGTTGGGAGGACACAATAGTTTATATGAAAGGTCATTTAACTCTTGATAACATCTCCACTTACCTTACTTACTTAACAAACTGTGTAGAAGATGATACAGAATTCCAGTTTAAATCTCCCGATTTATTCAAGATGTAAATAAAAACCTATACATTTAACCTCCTATAAGCTAAATTGGAGGTTAATTATATGGATAACATTATAGAATTTTCTGAGGTCGAGAATAAGATTTTATCAGACAAAGAAAAAAAGTTCGTCAATAACATTATATCAGGTTTAACCAAGAAAAGAGCGGCTTTAGAAGCTGGTTATGCCGAATCGTCAGCTCATGTACAAGCCACCCGCCTACTAAAGAAGGATAAAATCCTGAGGGCGGTGAGCCGAGGGCGGGCGGTCCATGCCCAACAGTCCATTCACACTCTCGACAAGGAGGTTGAGAAGCTTGACGTGTTGTATGAGGCGGCTGTTGCGAAGAAGCAACTCGGAGCAGCGGTGCAAGCTGCACGGTTGAAGGCCCAACTCTTGGGGTACTTGGTTGAGAAGAAGGAAGTCAAGCACTCCGTCCTTGATACGATGAGCGATGATGAGTTGATCACCTACCTTGACAAGCTAGCCTCCGGGGGCTGAGTGTTGTTGCGGGAGGCAAGAGCCACGGGCTCAGCAGCCTTCCTCCACCGTCCGCCCGCCTGGCGGCGGTATGATGCGGCGTGAGGCGGCGGCCCTTATATATATTTATCCAAACAAAGTTATTAACATTTATTATTTTTAATTGTTTCTTTTTGTTCTAAAAAATCGTATTATAAGCCATAGCAAAAAAGCTATAGAAAGCGAGAAATTATGTCTCAGAATAAAAAGTTCCCAACATCTCTAAAAGTATTAGAGAACCGTGCAATCATATTTCTTTATATTAACCAAAAGAAACCTTCAGGAAAAGCCTGGGCACGATACGACCGATATAAAACAGCGCATAGTATTACGGAGGCCGTGGACCGAGGTTTTACAGCTTTAGACATGCAATACGAAACGAAACAAAATAACCGTTTCAAGAAGTTCGTAACCATGTGTTTTATCGAGGGTGTCAATGTTACGAAAAACACCAAAGATATTTTAGAGGTCGTCCTTAAAAAGAACAAAGAAGTTCTCAAGGATTTACCGAAAGCTATTCAAGCCAAAGCACAAGCCAACATCGAGAAATTCGAAAAGCTTGCCGCAGCTATAAAATAACATTATTCGGGGGCGTCACACAGGCGCCCTCGTTTTTTTTATTGAGCGTTGAGCATCCGCACTCCGCCACCTGGCGGTGGCTCAAGGTTGAGCGTTGAGAAGTTGGTGAGTAATTGAGCAACAGCAATCCGCAGCACATAACTACGAGGGCGTAGTTATATAACAATATATAAAAATAAAATAATTAAAAAATTAAAACAAAATAGATAAAAATATGTTTGTTTATAATGATTTTTATTAATTTATTTTAGAAATAAGTTACTAACAGAAAGAGAAAAAATATGACTTTTGCAATGGTTTTTTTAATAATAATAGTTTACTTATTAATAAATTAGTTTAAAAAAGTAGATAGAAAGGAGAAATATAGATATGGAAAATAATAGTAATAAAAATAAAAAATTTCCTTCTTCGTTAAAAGTATTAGCGAGTAATAAAATTCTTTTTAGATTAATAAATATAAAAAGAGAAAATACTCGTTCTTACGAAATATTCGAAGAAGCTAAATTTTCGACTACTATTAAAGATTTATTTACTTTAACGAATTATCGTAAAGTAGATTATTCTTACGATACTAAAGAGAATAATCGCTTTTCTACTATTAGATTAATAGTAGAAAATAAAAACGATACGAAAGAAAATAAAGAAGAATTAAAATCTATTATCGAAGAAAATAAAAAATTCTTAAACGATAAAGATAATAAAATTCTTAATAGAAAATCTATCGAAGAAAATATTTTATTCTTCGAAGAAAAAATTTCTACTCTTTAATTACTAAATATATATTTAATAATAAATCTCTCTAATTAATTTTAGAGAGATTTTTTTTATTTAAAAATATAATTAATTATAAAATAAAAATCGTATTAAGTTTGTGCGTAAAAAATCGTATAAGTTTCTTTTTCGATTTTAGGTTGGTGTAGACTAAAGTAGAAGCTTTAGTCACTATTGACTGTTTTGTATATAAATAAAATATATAGTAAGTTATGATTAAAGTGTGGTTTTTATTAGTGTTATTAAATTTTCCTGAGTATCCTATGATATATTATAAGGGAGCTAAAGGGTTTCTTTCCCCTGAACAATGCGAAGAACAGAGAGTGCCTATGGAAAATTATATGGAAAAGCAAGAACTAAATAGAGGAAGAACTGCTATATCAATTGAAAGTTATTGTTTACCTTTCAATGTATTTACGTTTAATAAAGGAAATAATGAAACAGGAACTGGTACAGAAAGCTAGAAACATTCTTTTAGATCCGAAAGTATCTAAAAATGTAAAAGAACAAGTTTTCGAAATACTAGAAAAGCAAAGAACTAAAGCTACCAATAGTGCCGCAAAATCTGGAATTTTGGATTATGCTAAACATATGTATCCAGGGTACAATGATCCTGCACATATAAAACTTATTGGAGAAAACCTAGAAAGTTTAGAGAAAGGTGAAATTGACAGATTAGCTATCTTTATGCCACCACGACATGGCAAGTCCATGCTCTGCTCTGAATTTTTTCCAGCGTGGTATCTAGGACGTAATCCTAGAAATTTTGTAATTCAATCCACTTATGCTCAAGAACTAGCTGATGATTTTGGACGCAAGGTGCGTAACCAATTAAAATCAGAAGATTATATGAGAGTCTTTGAGGGTGTAGGTTTAAGAGAAGATTCAAGCTCAGCGAAACGTTTTCACACAGTACATGGCGGGACATATAGTGCTGTCGGTGCTGGTGGTGCTATTACAGGTAGAGGTGCACATTTATTAATTATTGATGATCCTATAAAAGGGCGTGAAGAAGCTGAGTCCGGGCTTCAGAGAAGAAACTTAATCGAATGGTACAAAGCAGTCGCTTACACAAGATTACAGCCGGGAGGTAAAGTTATATTAATTCAAACTCGATGGCACGAAGA